CTATTAGATTTCATAAACAATAAATCAGATCTTTCTAAGGCTCTGACTTCACTTGGTCTAGCGGCAGTTTCTAATAATATCATACAAATTAGCTTAATCATTGGATTGTCTATGTTGTAGATAAGCTGTTGCATGACCTCAAAATTCCAGAAATCCAGGTCAATCTTTTTACGCTTTTTATTAGCTGTAAATATATCTGTAAGATAATTTATATCTTTAGTTACATTATAGTCTAATCTACCTTTATCTGCGGAGTAAGAAACAATATTTTTAAAATGATTGAATATCTTAGTTATTGTTTTTCCATCCAATTGTTTTTCTTTTAAATGCTCAACAAAATCAATGACATCTTTTTTATTCATCAATCTTAAATCTTTATTTTTAAAAAAAGGATTAATATGGCATTTATAAAAACTACCATAATCCTCAATGGTGCTAAGAGCTGTTTTGCCTAAACTCATCTTATAGTTAAGGTGTGATTTTACGAAAAAATCCCTAGCCTCATTTAAGGTTATTTGTTGGCTATGAGTTTTGATAAAGCCTCTTTCCTTAAATGTATTTTCTATCTTTTGATTTAAAGCAGCCTTTGATGGTGCTTGAAGATATGCGGTCTTGCCATCTGGTTTTTTGTAAGCGAACCTTGCTATCTTTTTGCCTTTTTTATTAGTCGTATAGTGTATATTATAGTCAATCATTTTTCTCCTAACTTAGTTACATTTGATTATAACAATGTTGACATTTATTGCAACTAATCAATTGACAAAAACTAGACGAAACTATCCATAAAAAAACTATGTAAAAACTATGTAAATAAAAATAACCAACGATTTTTAGCCATTTTTTAGGCACAAAAAAATTGGCTCTTATACCTAAAATGGTATAAAAGCCTATATATTTTACTATGCCCTTGTAGCTCAGCTGGTAGAGCAATTGATTTGTAATCAAAAGATTGCCAACATTTCGCCAAGTTTTATTATGTTTTTTGTCGATGACTATGAAATAACTATCAGACATTTGTTGTTATATCTTTAACACAATGTCAACAACATAGCCACCTTTATTTAGCCCACCCTGCGCCCAGTAGCCTAAGCCACTACCGATCTACTAAACAAGTCGATCTTCCTATTCGTTATGCAAATGTTTTTACATTTATTGGTTTGCCACTAGCATTGCCTTTTCTTTGAGCTTTTCTTTTTCTAGTGACAGCACTTCTAATTTGTGATTTCGACATTCTTCTAGCTTTAGCAAGAGGAACACATTTGGGGTACTTTGATTTTCGATCTTTCTCTAATTTAGATCTACCGCACTTTGCAAAAGATCCATCTTTTTTTCTTGATCCAATATCAACCCAGTTTTGATTAAACCATTTAGTAAGTCCACCTGATCTAGCCATTATGTAGTCCTATATCCTCCGCCTCTTTTTTTATAAGTTCTAACCAACCAGGCGTTAGCGTATGCTGAGGGATAAACTTTAAATTTTCGTTTAGCCTCTGATTTTACTCTTGCATATAATTTTTTATTAGTAGGTACGTTAGCCATGAGTTTTAACAACTTTAAGCTTTGCAGTTAAAGAAGCTCCTTTGTGTGCTTTGAATTTGCCTTTGTGTTTCATTAATTTCAAACCTTTGCCAGATTTCATGAAATGAAACCCTTTAGGTGCTTTGATAGATTTCATCATACTTTTTTCCTTTTCTTACCTCTGAGCTTTGCAAAATCAGCACCAGTTATTTTATTTCTAGGCTTGGCGATCATCGCAATTTTCATTTGTTTTTTGCTGTATTTCTTGTTCTTACCTTTAGGCATTTGTTGTCCTTTCTTGATGTAATTCGTCATGTTTTTTCATGCAAAGATAATGAGCATGATCTTTTGATAAAAAGCTTACGAATGAATCGTTATTAAATATTTTTTCGTTACAATATCTGCAATTACCAACTTCAATAGATATGTTGGTTTTTTTCCATAATTTTTTTTTCAATTAGCAATTCCACTTTCTTAATGCTTTATTGATCCTTGAATTAGGATCTCTAGCGGTTTTAGCTGATGTAAGTCTTTTCTTCATTCCAAGCATTCTGGAGCAGAAGTTCTTTCTTCTCAAAGAAGCCTTGCTACCCTTTTTTAATTTGCTTGGCTTTGTTGTTACTGGTGCTTTTAAATTTCCGCCAGTTGCTCTGTTATAACTAGCTCTACCTCTAGCGTTGAGTCCGCCAGATTTAGATTTACCTGCTTTTCTTTGCCAAACTGGTGTTGCCATTATGCTTTGACCTTTGGTTTTTGTTGTGGAATGATTAATTCGTTGCAATCAAACTTGATGTAAATTCCATATTCATTAACATTGTTTCTTCCAATTTCTTCTAATTTATCGATAGACTTAGCATATCCATCAACTAAACAATCGTAACTATCTATATAAGTGTCTGTAAAAGAATAAGGACTTAGACAAGTGTTTCCAACAGACGTACACATAATAATAGATAAAATAAATTTCATTAAGTTTTTTCTAATTTTTTAATTTTTTGATTTGCTTCTTCTAAATCTTTTGTTGCGTTTTCAAGCTTTTGCAAACATCTTTTGTTTGCGCTGTCTTTTGATTTGTTGGAATCTTCCAACTCACTAATTTGCTGTTTAAGAATACGGACTTGATCCTTATATTCGTTTATTAAATCTAAATTATCAGACATTACTTTTTCTTAAATGTAGAAACACCTTTGATACCTAGAATTGTACTAAAAGCTCCGACTACAAGAGCTTGGTAGAACATAGGTAGGTTTGCGAACTTGTCGAAAAATATATCTATCTTTTCTTGAATGTTTGGATCATCACTAAATACAGACCAAGCTAATAAAAGCAAAGGGATCGAAATAAGTATGAGACAGAATTCGTCTTTCCAGTCTCCTTTATGACTATCAATTACAGCTTTTTTAAATTCTACTTCGCCATTAGCCATACGTTCAGCCATTTTTAATTCAGCGACAGACTCTAATTCTTTTGCTTTTCTTCTATTTGTTGCAATCTTCATTCCAGTCTTAATCATGCCTGGAACTAACTTAGCTGCTAGATTTAACCACATTATAATTTTGCACTCCTCATTTTACCTGCTAATTTTCCTGCTCTTGCAGGTGTTTGTTTAGCCCATAAACTGTCAAGCATTTGGAAACTTGCTTCGCCATAATCTTCATTGTCCAAAGCTTTCCACATATTCTTAAATTTAGATACGCCACCCTCTCCGATCTGATAGACCATGTTGATAATAACTTCTTTGGCAATATGATTAATTGATCTGTCTCCTATTAATCTTTCGGCAGCATCAACAGTTCTTTGAAAATCTTTTTCAAAAACTTCTTCACCCATTTCTTTTGGGTACTCAACACCATGCTCATAATTATCTTCTGGTGTTATTTTATGTCCGTAAAAAATTGTATCAAAACCCTCAGTACATTTATAAATTTTATTAACGTAACCCTCACAAGCTTTGACTTCATCTTTTAGTTCTTCGTACATGATTTCTCCTCTGCAAGTTTGATGTAAATTTAATTCTGGTGCGCCAAACAAAAGCGTAAAGTTTTCTGCAAAAATTTTCTAATTTTAAGAGTAAAGCATCTAATATAAGCATCTTCTTCCCCTAACATTCGCAACCCTCACAGGCACATAAATCTTGTTGATCAAAGTGTATATGCAAATCTTCTACGCAATGACAATCACAATGACAGGATTTACATTTCTTTTTTTTTCTTTTTGGCTTTGGAAACATTATAGAGTCCATAAAACTAGCAAATCGGTCTAGCAAGTTACAAAATTTAATAATTATTTTTTCCATTAATTTAAAATTAATTTTTTAATCGATATTGAGCCATCGACATTTTTTTCAATTTCTGCTTTTGATTTAATGCACTTATATTGTATATGATCTTTTTTTAGTCTTTCGGCAAATCTTTTACCTTTAAGGCATTGTGATATAGATGGTTGTATTCTTGCCTCTTGAATCTCATTATTGACCATTAATAACAAAGCTATTACAATTTGCTCCATTAGTATTCCTTGCCATTTTCTCTAACTTTATCTTTTAATATTTCAATATCTTCTACAGACTTTTCTAATTGTGACTGCAAATGATTAAGCATAACTTGGTTATGAATATTTTTATCTAAAAGCTCCTGATGTTTTTCGACAGTTTCATAAAGATCTTCTAATAACAAAAACTGCTCTTTATCAGTTGTAATTTGCTCACTTTTTCTTAACAAATCAGCATTCATCAATTCTCTTGATGTTTCTAAACTTTGAATTCTGGAAGTAAGATCTGACCATGCGAAAACGCCTAATGCTACAGCCACAACAATTCCAATCATGTTTTTGACTGGCATTGCAACGCTTGTATTTTCACTAATTTTCATAATCAATCATCACTAATTTTATATTTAATTTTTTCTGTGCATCAGTTGGACATCTATTGATGACTTTACTGTAATGAGGTTTTGCAACTCTCTTTCTATATGTATTTGTTTTAACGTCTAACAGGGATGCTTTTCCCTTTTTATCAACCACCACCAAATCAAAAGGACATTGAGGATCTACAGCTTTTGCAACATGATAACCTTTACTTAAATAATCAATGATGACTTTATACTCACCAATTGAACCTTTAATTGATGTTGCTATTGTACTTGACTTATGACCAGACTTAGTAATGAGCTTAGACTTACCATTCCTACAGCCCATAATAATTTATAAACATTGTCCACTTTTTTATCTAAGTGAGCCAAATGATTATCCTTAATTACACTTATTTTGTTGTGTATTAGTTTTATCTCCCCTTGAAGCTTTATAATTTCATTAGCATTTTTTTGTGATTGAGTTGCCATTATTCTTGTCCAATCAAATTTTTTATAGTTGTAAATGGTGTAAAATTATCTTCTCTTTCATCTATAAATATACTGCCACCTAATTTTGAAAGAATAACAATAGCCTCTTTTGTGCTAGGTTTTAATTTTCTTAACTTAATTAATTCTTCTAAACTTTCTGGGTCAAGCAAAGCATTTTTCATAATTCTTTCGGCAGCTTTTTTATAAATTCTTCTTGATGCTGTAAATAATCTACCTGCAAATGTGAATTGCCCTAATCTTGCTCTTATTATGTCTGTTAATGCGCTGCCAACCACTCCCTCAGTTCTAGCAGAAACCCCTCTGCCAGAAATAGCTAAAGCTCTGTTTAAAAGGTCTAAATTTTTTAAAAATTTTTCATCAAATATTTCTCTTAATGCAACTCTATATCCTCTTTCACCAGCACCATTTAAATAATTATCAAAGGATTTAGGATCTATAACTCTCATGCCTAGTTTATCAGACATTTTAGAGACAGATTCATTCATGTCTCTTAAAACTGATCTTTGAAATGCTTTATAAACATCAGGATCTTTTTTTAATATTCTTTTAAGTTGAAGAATGTCACCTATATTGTTTGGTTTATAAATTTTATTTACTAATTCACCAGGAGTTAATTTTTCTAATTTACCCTCAAAAGATCTTGAAATATCTTTTATTGTGTTGTTTCTTAATTCGATTGCATCATCAACAACTTTTTGAAATCCACCTATTTTTTCAAGTCTATTAAATTCTTGTTTTGTAAAAAAAGTTTGTAAAGGATCTTTATATTTTTTTATAAAATTATTATGTGAATTTTGATTTACTTTTCCATTTCTAATGACATCACTTTTATATTTATCATAAATAGAATTTTTATACGCAGTCATAGCGTCAGGTGAATCTTTTATTACATCATGTAAAGATTTTGCATACTCTTTTGATTTTAAACCTGTTTTAAATGAAAGTTCAAAAAGGTCATTATCACCAAAAATTAATCTATTGTTTTTTGTTAAAGTAATTCTTTCAATTAATTCGTTGTTTAATTTTAATTTATTTTCTCTGACAAGAGCATTAAAATTATCAAATTCATTCAAATAAGCAGATGAAGCATCTTTTCTAAGTTGTTTTTCTAAAGAATTTTGTAAAAATTTTAAAGCACCTACACTTGGGGTTTCGCCTGTTGCTGAACCTTTTGCTGCGCTTCTTATTTCTTCTTTTAATTTACTTAGTGTATTTCTTGCAGTTGCAATAGGTATAATTGCATCACCTTTAAGAACAGATTTAAATGTTTTATCATCTCTAAAAATTTTAGAAATTTTATTCACTTTTAATAAATTATTTTTTTCTTTTTCTGATAATTCTTTTAATGATTTTTGAATTATATCAGAATTAATTGTTTGAGTATCTGCCGCAGCATCCAAACTTTTTGCGGCTTGATCTACGTTTTTTTTATATTCTTTTGAAACATCGTCTATTGCAGATCTGATTGAAACGCCAGTTTCTTTTAAACTACCATCTGGCATTCTTATAATTTCTTTTTCTAAAATATTTTCTGCATTAGCTTGTTTTTGCTTTAGTTCTTTAAGTAAAGGATCATTGTTTCTTCTTATGACATTTTGTATTAAAGTTCCTGCTTCAAAATCATTAACAGGTTTGCCAAATGAAGTATTAAATCCAGATTTCAAAAAGCCAAAATAATTATTTAAAGACTCTGCTTGTTTTGTATTGAATGTTTTAAATTCATTCATATAACCAAGTCGATTTTGATTTTCAAAAGCTGATTGTGCTGCTAATAGATCTGCGTCATCACTTGCTTGGGCTAAAGTAAATTTTAAATTTGAATTTATTTTTGCTTTGTCTAATGTTTTATTTATAGACTCAGCTACTTCATTAGCTTTTATTATTTCATTTTCAACTTTTGCATCAGCAATATCATTACCTTTTACAAATCGACCTTTTGCTAAATTAGCAACGCCTTTTATAATTTTTGCAGCACCTATTCCTAATATAGAAGATCCTGCTGAAATACCCATAGCTTGAAAAGCTCTGTTTAAAAGTTCCTCATTTGAAACATCTTTGTTTATGCCATAAAGCTTTCTTCCTAAAATATATCTTGAATATTCGGCTACTGCTGCTGTTAAAGCTCCTGATCCTATACCTAACGGAATGTTTCCACCGCTATAAACTGTGCCGACAACTGTTGCAGCAATATCAGGTATAACAACCATTGCATCGCCACCAAGCCCAGTAAAATCACCTAAGTCAACACCTGGTTTGTTTACTAATTCAAATTTATTTGTGTTAGGATTAAAAAATTCAAGTTCGCCTGTTCTATTACCTTTTCTGACTTCTATATCTTGTTTGTATAAATCAGATAAAACATTCTTTATTGCTAATTGTTTATTGTTTTCATCGTAACCTAAAGATGCTGCAAACCTAGCACTTGGACTAGCACCCTCTAGCGTTCCAACACCTGCTGATTTTGCGATGTCCT